CGTTGACACCGGCCAGGGGCCGAATGGTAGAATCAGATCACAGCCGTCTGCTAGCGGCTCACTGTCTAGCAGCGGTGAGTCGTCCACAGGCGGCTTTTATTTATGAGGGAAGGGATGCATTTATTTGACTTCCAAGAGGCAATCGTCCATTGGGCTGTAGGGCGGGAGCGATGCGCTATCTTCGCGGACTGTGGTCTTGGTAAGACTATCATGCAACTTGAATGGCTCCGGTGCATCGGTGGCCGGGGGCTTGTGGTTGCGCCGCTGGCAGTGGCCCAACAGACCCGCTATGAGGCCCGCAAATTTGGGCTGACCTGTAGCTATATACGAACCGCCGAGGATATGGATGGGCCGGGGTTGTACGTAACCAACTACGAAATGGTAGACCATTTCCCCGCGGAGGCCATTGACGCTATCGTACTAGACGAATCGTCCATTTTGAAATCATGGGACGGTAAGACCCGCACCAAACTGATTCAAAAATACCAGGATATGCAATACCGGCTTTGTTGCACAGCAACTCCCGCACCTAATGACGTTACAGAACTGGGCAACCATGCCGAATTCCTAAGCCTGATGGCCCGTGGGGAGATGCTTGGGACCTTCTTTGTGAACCGTGATGGTGATTGGGAATTGAAAGGCCACGCAGTCGAGGCGTTTTATGAATGGCTTTCTACATGGTGCATGATGTTCACCACGCCGGACCAACTGGGATTCCCAAGCAACGGGTATGATCTGCCGCCGCTGAACGTTGAGCCTATCTTCGTGGACGTAGACCAGACAACCTACGCGAATTGCACCGGGCGGTTGTTCGTGACCGGCATGGCTGGCGTCGAGGGGCGGTTGGTGGCCCGAAGAATGACAACAGAGGAACGAGTCAACCGGGCGGCGGAGATCATCGGCAAATCCGATGAGCAATGGGTTGTCTGGTGCGGGTTAAACGACGAGGGGCGGCTGCTCCAAAAGCAACTGGTCGATAGCGTCAACGTCGAGGGCGCAGACTCCCTGGAAAGCAAGATACGGGATATTGGTCGGTTTTTTGATAAGAGTGTTCAGACGTTGATTACCAAGGTTCGCATCGGTGGATACGGATTGAATCTACAGCACTGTCATAACATGATGTTCCTAGGTATCTCAGACAGCTATGAGCAATATTATCAAGCTATCCGGCGATGTTGGCGGTTCGGCCAAGAGTCGCCGGTCAATGTGGTGATCCTAACATCAGATATAGAGAGGATTGTATTGGAGAACGTACAGCACAAAGAGCAAGAGCATCAAGCAACCGTTCAGGCGATGGCGGGCAGAGTTGCTGATTACGACAAGATGGCACTGGAGGGGCATACTGTTGCAGATAGAGGCTATGCCTTTCAAGAGCCCATCGAAACCGACGATTACCGTTTAATCCACGGTGATTCAGCCGAGACACTGCTACAACTGACTGAAGCGTCGGTAGATTTCACAGTATTCTCCCCGCCATTCCTAGACCTATTTAGCTATTCTGCTGATCCCAGGGACTTGGGCAACAGCCGCGACGAAGATGGATTTGCAGCCATGTACCGACCCATTGCCGCTGGACTGTTGCGAATAACTAAACTAGGCCGACTGGTGGCTGTTCACGTTGCCCAGGTGCCCACCAAATTAGCCTACGATGGATTCATAGGGCTAAAGGATTTCCGGGGTCTAATCATCGCACTGATGCAAGAGGCCGGGTTCGACTATCATGGTGATGTTACTGTAGACAAGAATCCTCAAGCTCAGGCCATCCGAACCCACAGCAAAGGGCTGTTGTTCAAACAACTCAAGAAAGATGCGTCGTGGCTACGGCCTGGGCTGGCAGATTATATTCTTGTCTTTCGGAAGCCGGGGCTCTCATTGCATCCGATTCAGCCGGACATTTCCAATGAGGATTGGATTCAATGGGCGCATCCGGTCTGGTATGGCCTGAGAGAAAGCAACACGCTCAATGCCGCCGAGGGCCGGTCAGAAAAAGACGAGAAGCACATCGCTCCGTTGCAACTAGAAGTTATTGAACGATGCATTCGTCTATGGTCGAACCCAGGGGACACGGTATTGAGTCCCTTCGCGGGCATCGGCTCTGAGGGTTACGTTGCCCTGCAACAGGAACGGAAGTTCATTGGAATAGAATTAAAGCCAGAGTATTTCATTGTTGCCCAACGAAACCTTGGCCGGGCTTTGGCCCAACGGACCCAGACCGTCATGGACCTTTCGATATGAGCCACGAAGCTTCAACTTGGGTCTGGTCCCAAGACTTGCCAGCAGGGGCCAAACTGGTATTATTGGCGGTGGCGGACCACGCTGACAAAACTGGTTTCTGCTGGCCGGGGGTTGAGGGCCTAGCCGACAAGTGTAAAGTATCAGAACGGACGGTCTGGCGGCAGATCGCTGAATTGGAGAAGCTAGGGGCGCTGTGCCGAATGCGCCGGGCGACTCAGGCGGGACGCCGATCAAACTCATATCAGATTCATATCAACGATGACTGTCAATTCTGTAACATGACAATCTTGCAACGTGACACCACTGGCACTAGCAACGTGACACCCATGTCAGGTTGCATTAAGGGAAAAGAATCATCAATAGAATCTCCAGGTCCTTCTGAGGGGATACAGCAATTATTAGACCGTTCGGGCTTACCGGACTGGTACGTCGACCTTTATTCAATCGAGGGGTTTGAGTTAAAGTATGCCGAGTGCCAGACTTGGCTTGACGGTAAAGGGATATCCGAAGCCCACGCCAATCAAACAGCGGCGTCCCTTCGGAGCCAATGGCCCGGTCAAGGACCCAAGGGTAGACCAAAGTGGACGGACGTGTGGGCGACCTTTAGGACGTGGGTACAGCGCCCACCGTTGAACGGGGCTAGTCCAACCAGGGAAGTCGACCCGGTGGCGAAACACCGACAGGATGCGGCTGAAAGGGCAGCCCGGAGGGGATGATGGCGGAGCCAAAGGTACTACAGCCAGGGGACGTTGGGTACCACCGGTACCCCAAGGCACCGGACGCCATGGAGTCGTTGGGGGATATCTTCGCCCGTTTCCATCGGGACGGGTCTCTAATACCCTCAGACGCCGTTTGCCAAGTCTGCGCTCAGGCGATTGCTGGTCATCCTTTCAACGTAGCCTGGCTGGGAAAACACCCCGGCGAACCGTTGCGGGTCTGCCGGTGCCAGGTTACAGCGATGGAACGATTAACCCAGGCCAATTTCCCCCCTGATGGGCCCAGGACCTTTGACAACTTCCATGCCAGGGAAGGAACCAGGGACATGGTCGACGCTGGCCTACAATTTATAGCGGATAAGATCAACGGCAATGGACCAAGGCGTATGGTGATCCAGGGGGCCTACGGCTGCGGTAAGTCTCACATCGTAGAGGCCATCGGGCGGGTCTGGCTGTCCTGGGGGGAGCGGGTCCTGTATGAGGGCGTTCCCACGCTTATGGACAAGCTACGGGCTACTTACAACCGGGGCACCGAGGACAGCGTAGGGTCCCTTTTGAACCACTGTTACGCCCATCGACTGCTATTGCTGGACGACCTGGGCGCGGAGAAATCCAGCGCCGGCGGCGACGGCTACGTTGCGGAGCAAATGACCAAGATATGGGACAACCACCCCTGGCACCTGGTTATCACGACCAACAAGACACAACGGGAAATGGCTGACAAACTAGGGGACCGGCTGGCGTCCCGCATGTACTCGGCCAACCCGGCCCTGTCGGAGGTCCGGTTCGTAATCAATACAGCGGAGGATTATCGAGCATAATGCCAACTGGAATAGAATGGACAGATGAAACTTGGAACCCGGTCACGGGCTGCACTAAGGTCAGCCCAGGGTGTGACCACTGCTACGCCGAGAGGATCACCGACCGGTTCAAGCGCCACCCTTTTACCGAGGTAACGCGACACGTCGACCGGCTCTACCAGCCATGTAAGTGGAAGGACTCGCGGAGAATCTTCGTCTGTTCAATGGGCGACCTGTTTCATAGGGACGTTGGCTGGGGTTTCACAATACAAATCTTTGCAGTTATGCGGGATGCGCCCCAGCATACGTTCCAGGTTCTTACTAAAAGACCTGGCCTTATGGCTCATTTCGCAAACTTTATCTGGCCCGACCACATGGGTAAGTCGCCAGAGGCGGCCTGGCCCTCCAACGTCTGGGCCGGAACCTCGGTGGAGTCCCAGAAGTATGCCGCCCGCCTGGACGTGCTGGCCCGTGTCCCGGCCAAGGTTCGGTTTGTGAGTTATGAGCCAGCGTTGGGGCCGGTGGATGTTCGCCGCTATTACGGGTATAATCCAAGCCATGGTGAAGTCGAAGAACTCCGAAGATATTGTCTACAATGCGGTTATCAGTGGCGAACTGACGATAGACCAGCAAGGGTGTATTTGGAGGGTGTTCACGAAGGGGGGCGACAAATGGAGAGGCACTACAACGCTTCATCCAGTGACCCCGAGGCGGGCCGAGCATCGCCTACCATCGGGATACCTTCAGATACGCTCGATGACCAACTATCAGAGAACGAACGCTCTGGCCCACCGTTTGGTGTACCGTCATTTCTTCGGTCAGATACCAACGCAGTTAACGGTGAACCACAGGAATGGGATCAAGGACGACAATCGGCCCGAGAACCTGGAGTTGGCGACACCTTCAGAGCAGCAGACACATTCGATTTACGCCCTAGGCAACGACCGGGTGCTGCATCAGAACGGCCAGAACAATCACATGGCGAAGTTGACCGATGCCCAAGTTGCGGAGATACGTGCCCGACGTGGCGCAGGGGAACGGCTTACCTCGATAGCTTCGGATTTTGGCATCGCTTTCCAAACCGTCTCCAAGATAGCCAAGGGACAGCGCCGTTAATTCACTGGACGATTGGAGGCGGAGAATCCGGCCCCGGCGCGAGGCCCGCGCATCCCGACTGGTTCCGGTCGGCCAGGGACCAATGCCAGGCGGCGGGTGTCCCCTTCTTCTTCAAGCAGTGGGGGCAGTGGCGGCCAGCCATTATTGACGAAGATTTTGACTATAGCCGCAGTGAGTATGGAAGGGCACTACGCCCCATTCTGGAGATAGACGGTGTTCCTAGGCCGTATGAGACCAGTTCCGGCACTGGGTATATTACTGAGCGGCTAGCGATGGCCCGTGTCGGTAAGAAAGCCGCTGGCGCCTTGCTGGACGGCCGCGAGTGGCGGGAGATGCCCAATGGTTAAATACCAGGGACTCCGCATCGAGGTAGAGGTCAAGATCATCACCAGAGATGAGTTTGACGGGCGCGGGGAAAAGGTGTTCCGGGGCTTCGGGACCAACGACGCGATCAAGGCCATGCGGGACGCTGATACTGAACTGACCACGATTCTGGATTTTAACAGGGACGTAGATATTACCCAGTTTCGGGAACAACAGGCCCAGCCCTGTTCCCATGAAAGCGTGGCGTTAGATGTTCTGGTCGGGGATGAGCGGGTGACTCTGTGCATGACCTGTAAGGCGACGGTATGACGCTACGAATCGAGATACCAGGACTTCCCCCACGTGAATTGAACCCCAATAACTCCAGGATTCACCCCGCTGTCATTTGGAAAGCAACCAAGGCTGCCAAGGCCAAGGCACTGCGGGCGATCTGGGGGGCCCTGGGCTACCCTGAGACGGACATAGACCAGGCTGTCGCCCTGTTCATGCTCAAGGATGGCCCCGTGATGCGACGACCCACACCGATATTTAGCCAGGGTGCCAGGGTAACCACTCGGTTTATCGTCCCGACCAAGCGCCGGAGGGACAAAGGGAACCTGATTTGAGCGGCCAAGCCCTACTTGGATGGGCTGGCCCTGGTGGGGGTCATAGAGGACGATGCCTGGCAACAGATAGACGAAACCTACCCGCCGGTAGAATACCGGAAGGGGGTAGCTATGACGATCTTGGAGGTGGAACAAATTGACAGCCGATAATACCAGCGATCCCCCGCGGGATTTCAACAGATTTATCTACGTAATGAAAGGCACCCAGGATACAGGCGGCATCTGGGTCGGTCATGTTCAGCAGAGGAAGCGTCTAGCCCTGATAATCGGTGGACCGGGCTGGGCTTGGGGGGTTAGCTACTTCGCCTCTGAGGCCGTGGCAAACGAATTCCTTGACTACTGGGAAGGGAAGAAACCATTTGCGGCCCATCCGCCATGGTAGGAACTGGGATGCACATGTTGATCGACGGGTACCGGCAGCGGGAACTGAGGTCTATAGGCATGGTCGAACTGTGCATCAAGGCAATCGTCAGGGACGCGGGCCTGACCATCATCAACGGCCCGACCTGGTACACTCTGCCCAAGTACCGGGAATGCTGGGCCATCGTAGCGGAGTCCCATATTTGTATTAAACTGGTCCATGACGGCCAGGTCCTTATGGACGTGTTTTCTTGTAACGAGTATAGCCCGACAATGGTCTTGGAGCATATGGAGAACTGCCTGGGGGTAATAAACCCCAATTGGCGGATCATCCTTCGGGCCGGAACGGGGCCTGGTGGCACTCAGGCGGCCATAGGGGGCTTGATAGAGGGTGCGGCGTGGGGAAACGCCACCCAACGGTCTGGAGGGGCCTTAAAACGGCTTAGGGGACTAAAATGAAAACAACTTGCAACGACCGACAAACCAGGTTTGTCCAAGAGTACGCTATCGACTTTAACGCATCAAGGGCTGCCCTAGCTGCCGGGTACGCCCCAGTGAGCGCCCCCATGCAAGGGTGTAGGTTGCTTAAAAATGCTAAAGTTAAAGCGGCCTTGGCTGAATACCTCATTGAACAGGCTCAAAACGCCGGGCTGTCCACCGACTGGGTCCTACAAAAGCTAAAAGAGAATGTCATAGGCGGCCTGGTAGACCGGGATCGGCAGCCAGTGAATAAGGCCCTGGAACTCATTGGACGGTACCTACAAATGTTTCCAACTCAACTCCCGCCCGGTAGCAGCCCGGCAACCCCTCTGTTCGTAGCCGAGGTGGGGTATGATGTGAACGAACTCGGCAAGGACCCGGAACTGCGGGGGCTGATCCTAGAGGTCGACAAGCGTATGCGGGCCCTGGCCGGGGTGGGGATCGTAGAAGGGGAAGTAACAAGCGTTGATTAAGAAATGCCCCCGGTGTTGTTCGGATATGGCCCTGGTTGGCACTGAGACGGCCACTGAGGCACCAGATGATGGCGGGGGCACCTTACCGCCAGCGATGCATTGGGAATGCCCTTGTTGCGCCTTAGAAACCGAAGTAGGGGCTGACGTAGAAGCCCAACTAGAGGGGAGGCCAAGACTCTTATGAGTGACCCAGCCGGGAACCGCGCCATACTGACCTTCATCGCCAGGTACCAGGTTGGGGGAATGCAACTAGGACCGATCTATACACTGGTGGCCTGCGACAACTGCTGGGGGCTTTACCAGGTGCCTTATGGTGTAGACTGGGCCCACAACGGCAAAATCATTGTCCTGGATCTTGGAATATGCCCATATTGCTGGAGGCCAGGACACAATAGGGCCCTGGGGCCGGAAATGTTCGCAAGGGGGGATTATGTCGATTGATACGGAAGTCCTGGACCCAGAGATAGCCCTAGCCATAGAGAACTGGGTCGAGGCCCTTATGAAAGAACGCCGGGGCCAGGGCAGGGATACGCCGTTGGTTATCAAGTCCGGTACGGTTGCGCAGGTAGTTCGGGAGCGGTCCTGGCAAATGCGGGAGGTCTGGGTCGAGATTTACCGGGTAGCCCCGGACGCCATCGCTAGGATGCTCCAGGCGGGAGCAGCTAACTATATCGGGGGCAAAGACCCCCTGGACTTGCAATAAACGTTATAATACGGCCCTGGGAGACCAGGGCTATTTCTTTTGGAGGGAAAAGGAATGTTAACAAGCTGGAAGGCGCCCCAGGGAATGACCTTGGGGGAGATAGCAAAACCATGGTCAGACATTTGGAAGGGGAAAACGTATGCAGGGACCGGAGGACAGAGGTTAGCCCGGCATATCACTCGTGGGGGTAGTTATCAAGTTACGATCTACTGGTATCGAAGGCCGCACATACCGATTTGGAGAAAAGGACAATGGATGCAATGCCCACCGGGAGACGGTCGGCGGTTTATCTTTCGAACAGTTCCTTTTGGGGGCAGCAAGGTTATAACCTTCAATTGCCTGGGCGAGATAACTGCCACTCGGTTTAGCGCCCAGGGGATCACCCCGCTAGAGGGCGAGGTTTTGCCATGGGGAATGTTGAATCAGGATAGGGCGCAGTTGCGGAGGGCTGTTTACCAGGGATTGGCCGCCGTGGTTGCGCCGAAAGAGGCACCAGCCTTTCATCGTGATATCTTCGATCTGGAGGTAACCCATGAGACCAGCAACCCCGAATTGAGCGGGTGCTGAAAGGAGAATAATGATAGATAAGACGTGTTCTGATTGTGGCGGTTCAGGGAAAACTGTTGGATATGGTTGTCCGGGTTTTCGCCAGATACAAATTACGTGCAACACCTGTGACGGGACAGGTGTGATTACACCGGAAACTGCCGACTGGAAAATCCGAGGCATCGCCATGTCTAAAGACCGGCAGCTACGAGATATGAGCCTACGTGAAGAAGCGAAACGCCTGGGTATCCATCCTAAAGAGTTGTCAGATATGGAGCATGGCCGTTGTGCCCCGTTTGATTATGACAGGTTTGCACAGGAGGCGACGGATGGATCAACTCATTGAGCGTAGTGTAGAGGTATTAGCTGCGGCTGTTAGAGACTACAATCCAATCAAAACTTATGTCCTTGTGTCTGGGGGTAATGATTCGACTACTGTTGCACATTTGGCTAAAACTTATGGTCCGCCTATCGATGCTTTTGTGCATATCAATACCGGAATCGGCGTGGAAGAACCTAGGATTTTTACCAGAGAATTTGCCGAATGGTTGGGCACTCCCCTCATTGAGAAATACGGCCCACGCACCTATGAAGATTTGGTCCGAGAACATGGCTTCCCTGGTCCTGGTGCCCATCGGTATATGTATAGTTGGTTAAAAGAGCGTCCGTTACGAGACGTACGGCGAGAAGCACAGGCTGGGCAAAACCGGCGTGTGCTCTTTATTACTGGGGTGCGGACCTCAGAATCACGGAGACGGATGGCCTATGTAGAGCCAGTGCGCCGAGAAGGTAACACGGTATGGGTGGCACCAATTCACCATTTCACCAATGAGGACTTGCTGGAGTATCGCCGAGAGCATAAATTACCAAGAAACCAAGTGGTTGAACTACTTCATATGAGCGGGGAATGTCTGTGCGGGGCTTTCGCTGATCCCAAAAATAAAGAACTGGAGTGGCTAGAGATTTGGTTCCCTGACGTGGGAAAACGTATACGGACCTTGGAGGATGAGCTACGCACAATGGGGGTAAAACGATGCACCTGGGGACCAGGAGGCGTTAAATCCAAGAAACCTCCAGGGCCATTATGTCAAAGCTGTCAACTGGAATTCCCCGATGTCTAAGTCTATAGACCGAGTAAGGTACTGTGCCATCAAGGAGCTACGCCGTGACTGACGCCATACTCAGGCACAACCAATATACTTATGGCAATGACAAAGCTAGGTTTTGGGATAAAGTCGATAAAAATGGCCCCTTGGAGCGGGCTGTCGTGGCGGCTGGCGGCATGCTGATGGAGATAGTCCTTGACTCAGTTAGTTAATCCGGTCAACTGGGACAGCCTGGTACGGGTGGCCCATCTGGAGGGCGGGGAGTACGACGACCGGCGCCATGCCTGGGACGACCCGGAATGGTTCCTCCGGTACAAGTTACAATGCAGTCTATTGACCGACAAACAGGCTGAGATTGCCTGGTCTCTCAAAAACCACACTCAGACCACGGTCAAGGGGGCTAATTCTACCGGCAAGGACTTTACGACCGGGCGGCTGGTCCTCTGGTGGCAATATGTCCACGATGAGGCCATAACCATCGTCTACGGGCCCACGTCCCGGCAGGTGTCCGACATTATCTGGAGGAACACCAGGGAAGGCTACAGGGGCGCCGTAGGGGGCCTCCCCGGCTATATGTACCCCAGGGCAGCCCGGTACGAGATAAGTGACACCAGGTACGCCCAGGGCTTTAGCGCCGACGCTGGGGGGACGGGGTCGGGTATTCAAGGCTTCCATAGCCCCCACATGCTGGTCATAGTAACTGAGGCCCAGGCTGTCGAGGACACAGAGATTGAGGCGCTACTAAGCCTAGGCCCAGAACGGCTGATCCTTACCGGCAACCCCCTGGCGACCGCCGGGGAGTTCTACCGGTCCTTTAACCAGTTTCGGGAACTCTACAACCCCATAACCGTCTCGGCCTTCGATAGCCCTAACGTTACCGAGGGCCGCATCGTAGTGCCCGGTCTGGCGACCATCGCGTCCATCCAGGGATGGAAGGACAGGTTTGGGGAGAACAGCCCGGTATACAAGGCCAGGGTTCTAGGGGAGTTCCCGGACAATACCGAGGATGCCATCATCAACCTAGCCCAGGCGGAGGCAGCGGTTCAGAGGACGGTGCAACTGGCTGGGGCGGAGGCGGTTCTGGGGGTCGACGTGGCCCGGTTCGGGGAAGATGACTCGGTGATCTACCGCCGCCAGGGCGCAGTCGCCAGGAAGGTCTACAAGATCAACGGACGGCCTACCACCCATCTGGCCGGTAAAGTCCTGGAACTGGTCGAGGGAGACCCCCTCATAGAGACGGTCGTAATCGACACCGTGGGGGTGGGGGCCGGGGTGTTCGATATGTGCAGAGAAACGTTCGCCCGACGGGGCCTTAATAACCGGGTCAAGTTGATACCCTTTGTTGGCGGGGCCAGGGCCCACCGGCCTACCCGGTACTTCAACCGGATCGCAGAGGCATGGTGGCGCATGAGGCAAGCGTTTGATATTCTTGACATAGAGAACGACGACGCCCTAATATCACAGATAACGACCCGGACCTATGAACTACAGCGAGACAGTACGATCCGGTTGGAAAGCAAGGTAAAAATGAAGGAACGCGGGGCCCCTAGCCCAGATGAGGCTGACGCCTTGGCAATGACCTTTGCCTACGTGGGCGCAGCCAAGAAAAGCACCCGTATGGACCGGTACGCCCAGACGGCCTCCAACAACGCCATGGGGCATACTGCGGAGCGGTACGTTGACACCGACACCGGGATTATTCCAGAGTGAGGTTATTGTCGTGAAAACTAAACAGATCGCATTGGTGATAGCAACCCCGCCAGATGGGGTATTGGAGCCGCGCCCTGGAATCAGGGTGGGGGAGGGATTGGCGATAGCACACATCGGGCGGAGTCGGGAGCATGGGGACGCCCAATATTCAATTACCCATGAGCCGACCGGGTATCGAATCGGCGAGCCATTCATTGACCAGAGCCTAGCAATTCGGTGTGCGGAGGAAATGGTGCGTCGGTGTTCCTTTGAACATCTCACATACGCATCTGTGATGGAGGAAGTCAAACCGCTGTGGAATGATGTGTTACTGCCAGTTTACGAACGTTACCATGGCTATGACGTCCAAAAAGCCGAGAAAGCTACGTCATGATCCAGCCGGCACCGTCCCCCAGGGATAACCTCGTTCGCATCCTCCATGAGACCATCCACCGGATAGAGACCGGGGAGCTTGTCCCCCAGCATCTAGCCCGGTACGTTCCAACGCTTGAGAGCGACCCGGAGCAACTAACCGGAGACTTCCGGCTTGAACTAACGGCAGTGATCTATCACGTCCCTTGGCGGCCTGGGATCACCGGGGAGGTACCGGTATGATTCAGTTAACACCTAGGGAAACGGAGGTACTGGCCGAGGTAGCTACAGGCGCGAACAACCGGGTTATAGCGGATCGGCTGACAATATCCATCAGGGCAGTAGAGAACTACTGCAATCTCATATTCCACAAGTTGGAGTTAACAAATAGGCCAGACACCCACTCTAGGGTGATGGCGACTCTAATCCATCTGGGATTAAGTGAGGAACACCGGGAGGTAGCGCCCAATGGTACTCCAAGCAGTTGAGGTATTCGTCAACGGGTTGTCCTTTGGGGACCCCAACATGGTGGCCCTTAACGATTGGCTCCAGAAGATGGAGGCCGAGCGCCGGGCCGACTACGCTTTGTTCCGCCGGTATTACGGCGGGGATCACCCGACCGAGTTAACCGACCGGCTAAAAAAGTTCCTCAACAGCGGTCTTAACAGCGGGGACTTGAAGTTCCGGGACAACTTTATGGAGGTCGTGGTCGACGCCTTGGCCGAGCGGCTTATGGTTACGTCCTTCGGGACCAACGAGGACGGGGACTCTAAGCCCGTGGCAGAGTGGGCCTGGAATACCTGGCAAGCCAACCGCATGGATGAGACCCATAGCATAGTCCACACCGAGTCGGTCATGGTGGGCGATTCTTACGTCCTGGTGGACTGGGACCCCCAGGAAGGCCGGGTATTCATAACCCACCAGCTTCCTGAGACCATCATCCCCCACTACAACGAGGCCACCAGGCGCATCGACATGGCAAGCAAAAAATGGGTTGAGCGTCCCATCGGGGAAGACATGCTAACCCGTCTAAACCTGTACTATCCAGACCGGATAGAGAAGTACGCTGTAGGGCCCAAGGATACCGTCTGGCAGAAACACCGGGACCCAGGGGAGGAAGGCTGGCCCCAGCCCTGGTTGGACAAGGCCGGGCAGCCAATGGGCGTCAACATCTTCCACTTCCGCAACAAGCCAGCCGGGTCAGACTTCGGGCAGTCCGAACTACGGAACGCCATACATATCCAGGATCTACTCAACAAGACGTTGATTGACCTGGCGATGATTAACGACAACGCCGGGTTTGGTCGGGCCTACGTGGTGGACATGAACCTGGACAGAACAGCGGTTGATATGATTCCAGGCGCGTTCTGGAGCATGAAGTCCGACGATGAGGGAGGGACCTCCAAGGTTGGCACTATCCCGGCAGACAGCCCGGAGGGGGCCCTCAAGACTATGGACGCCCTGGTTCAGCACATCGCTGGCACTACCCGGACCCCCCAGTACCTATTCCAGCTAATGGGCGGTGCGCCGTCCGGGGAGGCCCTTAAAACGGCGGAGTCGGGGTTGATAGCCAAGGCCAAGGACCGACAGGTCCGGTTCGGCAATGGGTGGGAGGACGTTATGGCCTTCGCCCTCAAAGTCCAGGAAACGTTCGGCCAGTCGGTGGGAGAACTCACTGAGCGGTTTGAAGTAGGCTGGGATGATCCCAACACCCGCAACGAGGTAGCGTTCCTGGAGTCGTTGGAAAAGAAAGCCGCCCTGGGGGTGTCCCAGGAACAGCTATGGCGGGAGATGGGCTACGACCAGGAACAGATTGACCGAATGCTGGAGGATCAGACGGCCACCAAGGTTCGGGATGCAAACGTTGGTGCTGAGATACTTAGGGGGTTCACGGCCGGGAACATTGAGGGCGGGACCCCATAATGGCTAAACTGTGGGGAACCTTAGCTGTGATCTGGACCGTTATCCTGGTGTGGGCGTTCGGCCTTGGCGTAGGTGTGTTACTTCCCCAGGTCTGCGGCCCATTCTGGAAACACCCTGGTTGGGGGTTGTGATGAAACAACTAAAGACGGCACTGGCATACCTCATCCTGGGGTTCAACTGGCTAACCCGGTGGCAGTTCTGGGATGACTTGGTCGAGCGGGCTCGGAACCATCTCAAGCCTAATTGACCGTGGTGCGACGACACGGGCAAGCGCGTGATCGGTAACCCTCGTGGACTCTGGATGGTAATGGACTGTGCGGAATGCGACGTAGCAAAGGGACTGGGACCGGTAGGGCCGGGCGCTGGTGTATAGAACACCGGGTCCAACTGGTCAGGGGGGCCTTACGTTTGGTTCTGCCCAGCGTGTTTCCCTGACCAGGTTGGTGAGGATGGGAGAGCGATAGATGGATAAGACACTGGGCTGGGCCATTCAGCGGCAGGAAGCCATTGACGCTGTCGCATCGGCGGATTGGTATGAGCCGGGCAGCTTTGACGAATTTGGCTGCCCCAAAGACCGCTACCAGGAGGTAGTCCGGTTGGCTATGCTCATGGTGGGCCAGTTCTATGCCTGATTATCCTGAGGGGGAAGCCTGGGCATTGCCTATTACAGGCACATATCTTGGTCGGCTTTACGCCATTGCCTGGCCTCAGGGGCGCATGTATTTTGAAGGGTCTGTTGGATATGAATTAGTGGTCAATCCAACGGGCATGATATCAGACCAGGAACTGAAAAAGGCTAGAGAACGAAGCCGTATCCTTGCCAGAGCACACGCCCGCCTCCACCGCCCGCCTCCAGCCCAATTTCCGGCTATAGATCGGCCCAAGCGGCGGCGTAAGCGGTCCGTGGGTCCTTATGGATGGGAACGTCCGCGTATTGAAGCCGAAGAGTCTCCCAATGATGTGTCGTGTTCCTTTGATAGACCGTATCATCGAGGGGGTACCGACAACATTTTGGAACCCCCTGCAAACCATCCGCTAGGGGAAACTTACACGCCAGACAATTTGGGGCGCAAGACAGCTAAACATTTCGGAGCAGATGGCTACTGGGAATGGATACATGCCTGAGCCGGAAGCCGTAGCGTCTGTTCGCAAGTTCCGGGCCGCTGTTCTTGGCAGGGAGCAACAAGCCGCTGCCGAAATGATCCGGCGCTACATACCCATCCACCGAGGGATTCAGAGCGAGATTGCCCTTCTACTGGCGGAGGTCGCCGAAAAGGACCTTACCTTTGCCCAGACGCAGCGTCTCAAGCGGTACAGGGCCTTGATAGCCCAGGTAGAGCGGGACGTTGCCAAGTTTGCCGTTGACGCCGGGGACCTAATCACCCAGGCCCAACGGGACGCGGTAGGGATAGCCGAGGCAGGGGTCCGGTCCACCGTCGATGCCCGCCTCCCGGTGGGGATAAGCACCGATACCTTGGCGGCGGTAGGGGTGGAATGGAATACCCTCCCTGCTGGCGCTGTGGAGGCGTTTGCGGGCATCTCCGGTGATGGTGCGCCTCTGGGTCGGCTATTGGCCCCATTGGGCCAGGATACGGCTCAGGGTGTCACGGAGGGCATATCCCAGGGGATAGCCAGGGGGTTCTCCCCCCGCAAGACGGCAGCCCTTATCACCGACAAGACTGGTTTGGGGTTGACCCGGTCCTTGCTGATTAGCCGGACGGAAACTCTCCGGGCCTACCGGGAGTCCACCAGGGCGACTTACGAAAGCAACAAGGCCGTCGTTAAGGGCTGGCAGCGGTCGGCCTCCAAGGACGGGAGGACCTGTCCGGCCTGTCTGTCCCTGGACGGGAAACAATACGAGACGAACGAACCCATCGACAGCCACCCAGGATGCCGATGCGCTATGGTCCCGGTAACGGTCACCTACGCCGACCTGGGGCTGGACGTACCGGAGGACCTGACCCCACCGGAGTCGGCTAAACAGTGGTTCGACCGGCAGCCCTCGTCGGTACAGCGGGACATGCTGGGGAAGGAACGGTATCGCCAATGGCAGAACGGGACCATCGGGTTCGACGACTTTGTCATGGTCCTGGACTCCCCCATCTGGGGCAAGTCGGCGGTTACCCGGCCCCTGGGTAGGCCGAGGCCCGTAAAGCCCCCACAGAGCCGATTTAGCCAACCAGCCGCCCAGATAGATACGTTACCAAGCCCTCTGGATGGTGGCGATGCTCATAATATAATTACAACCAATGTTAAGACTATGGCCGACACTCCCGATGGAGACGACCTAGTAGGAGCCATAAACCATTGGACCACTGGCGGGAATGAACGAATGAGGACCGGGGCCAGGTGGTGGGTAGACGGTAGCGACGTATCCAATCTAACCGGGCCAGAGCGAACAGGGGCCACAATAGCCGAAGCTGTATCTGTGGCCCCTAGGATAGACAAGCCCCTTTATAGGGGTATCCGGGTGGAGGGTAAAACCGTTGCAGACTTTGAGGCGGAATATGCAATCGGGAAAAATTTTGAGACCCAGATATCAAGCTGGTCTACGAGTTTGGATAAAGGAAAGTCATTTGCGGGGACTGGAGTGTCAGAAACGGAAGCGTCCGTTGTCTTTAATGTTGAGTCCGGGGCCAGGGGGTTGAACATCGAGCCAATTAGCACGTATATTAGTGCTGGAGGGGAACGGGAACGCATCTTAGCTGGGCGGTTTGAGGTTCTAGGATTACGGCGGGAAATCACCAGGGAGGCAACCGCTAGACAGTCCGAGGCTGTTGTATTACACATCGATATTAGGCAAGTAAATACGGTATTTCGGGAGACATTAACCGGGAGGTAAAATTATGCCAGACCCCGAACCTATACCAGGGTCCGAATTAACCGAACAATCCGACCTAATAGAGGCCAGCTTCGCAGAAACCAACGCTCAGGCCAGGGAGCGGGTAGCCAAGGAACAGGCGGAGGAAGCCCGGCAGGCCGAGGAAAGTACGAGGGAGGAAGCATGACTACGCTAACAACAAACGGTGAACCTGTGGAATACTACGCCCAGTCAGTTGGCACCACCAGGCCCGTCCCGATCATTCGGGTAAGCCGGGCCACCAGGCCCCCAACCCGGTGGTGCCCGTTCTGTGACCACGCTAGCCAGGTATCAGACCATCACCCGGTCTGTCCCAAGTGTCACGCTATGTTCTTAACGGCGGACGCGGTAGAGGGAGCGGCCAGGGTAGCCAATGCCCTGGGGCGGCCCCTGGTCATTGAGGCGCCGGAACCGGAAGAACCCGAATTGGTCCATAAGCCTGGTATGGGGTTTGACGGGTGGTCGTTCGACGACCTGGCGGATCGGGCAGAGAAAGCCAAGGCCGAGAACGACATTACCTTGCTAATCGAGATTGCCGAGGAAATAGAGACCCGCCAGGCGGCGACGGCCTGGGCGGCGTCCCACCCAGGAAGGCCGGTAGAGCCAGTAGCGCCCCTCCAGAGCCCAGAGGAAGAAAACGAGACCGACGCCATGTCGTTCCATTGTCCGACCTGTGACGCGGCCCCAGGGACGACTTGTACGACCACCGGCGGGAACATAGCCGAGCAGGCCCACGCGGCCAGGGGCAAGGGTTAGCTTGAACTGCTACAGGTGTAAAAGTTCCAGCCTGGTACTGGCGACGTTGACCGAGGAACAGGGGATCGCCTATCCTGTGCTGGGTCTGGTCCTACGGCGGTGTCAATCCTGTGGCCTGGAACAGAACCACTACAAAGAGAACGAACGGAACGACGAACCCCTGGACCCATTCGACGCAGCCGACCACGCCCCGATCATGGGCAAGGACGGACTCGTAACGGAGGCAGCAAGGCTATGGGTAAAGCCAACGGAGGAAGTTCTAGCCGAGCGGGCACAGCGCAAAAGGGACACCCAGGTAGTCACGGAGGAAAGCCCAAGTCCCCTAGTGGTCGTGTCAAACCTGGGCCACCGAAAGACAAACGGCTAAAGGGGAACAAGTAGTGATTGACTGGCTGCGGTTTCTGCAACGGGCAGTGGTCTTGGGGCGTTGGCATACACCTTACGCTAGGGCCATTTATCGTTCTCTGCACACAGGTAATTGGGCTAACATCCGGTCATTCGGGAGTGGACAATGAGCATCGAACACGCCGGACAGAAGTGGCGCATCGTCAAGACCAAGGACCCCATCGGCGGGGACCGGAAAAACCGCAGCATTCTTGGGGAAACCGACGAAGCGGACAACCTGATTATCATCGACGGGACTCTGCCCAAGACGCGCCAGGCCGAGGTTCTGTTACATGAACTGGTCCATATCGCTGATATGACAGTCCCGGAGTTCGCCGTTTCCAATATCGCTAAAAACCTCTACGGCATCCTGGTCAACAACAAGGTTCTGCGGACGGCTTGGGTGGACGATATCCTGGACGGTACCGCGACGGCTGCCGAGGCGGCTCGTGTCAATGAGACCTCCAAGGAAATCAAGGAAGGCGTGGCGATGTTCTTCTACGGGGTCGACGAGAGCCCTTGGGCCGGGCCGGGCATTGTAGAGACTGGTCTGCCGGGGATGCACAAGTACAGCCTGGATATCAAAACCCAGGATGGCAGGGTCAACCGTACCGCTGCCCGAAAGGCCGAGGCGTCCATTATCACCGGCCAACGGGTCTACAATTATCGGCAGCTATCCCGCGAACTGGTCACCGTAATGGCGGACCTGGGGGAGACGCCCCACCAACGCATTCTGGAATGGGCCAGAGGGTAGGGATGGCGGACACCGCTGTAGATGTGCCCCCGCCCCTCTACGAAGCGATTCTGGGCTTCATCCGGGACCAGAAGCATGGCAACATCACCTTGAACATCAAGGCCGGACAAATCGTGTCCTGGAGTCTTACGGAGATTGGAAGGATTGACAAGTGTAAGGACCCGGCCCTAGAATAACCCTTAGCGAAGGGCAACCTGAGCAACAGGCCCCTTGTGGCTGACCCCGATGCAGGCCGGGAGCAATCCCCGCCGGAGTCTAGGGTCCCCACAAGGGGCCTTATTTTTTGCCCATCGTTCTGACCCCGGCAGTAACCGGGAGATTACCGCCCCACCTGGCGGTCAAAAATGAGGCGAAGAAATGACACAGCCAGAGGTCAAGGACCCGGAACCAAATAAGGACCCCGCCAGTAATCCACCGGCCACTACGCCCCCGGCGGGAATGGTGACCCAGGAACAGGCCAACGCTATGGCGGCGGCGGCCCGTCGAGAGGAAGCGGCCAAGGCCATGCCAGACTCCGAGCTGGAGGAGTTGAAGGCCAAGGCGGCCAAGGCCGACGAACTGGAAAGGGCCAATATGACCGAGACCGAACGGCTGCAAAAGGAACTAGCCACCGAGCAACAGAGCAAGGCGCGGCTAGAGGGAACCATCGCCGATGTAATGATATCGGCGGACGTTAAGACCAAGGCGGTAATGGCCGGGATCATTGACCCGGAGGCCGCCCTGGCGCTGATAGATCGGGGGAAGGTCCGGTATACACCGGAGGAAGGCGTAACAGGCACCGATGAGGCCCTAACGAACCTGGTAGCTGCCAAGCCCTACCTCAAAGGGACCCCCGCATCGAACCCCGCCCCCAACATGAATCGTGGACCTGGAGACCCGGCCAACACCCCGGTACCTCTGACCGAAGCCCAGCGGGCAACCGCCCAGAGGATGGGTATCCCAGAGGACAAGTATGCCGAGTCGTTGGCAGGGAACAGGACACAGTAACGGGAGGCCAAGATGGCACAAGGCTTTAACTGGGCTTACAACCTCTACGGGGGCCGCCCCCAGATCGATGTTCTGGTTATGCAGGACACCGAAACACTTACCAAGGGAGACCTACTATCCGCACAGACCAACGGACGGGCGGACCTGGCGGCTACCAATGACGCCGATATGATCGGCCTCATGCAAGGGCCGGAAAACCCAGCGGACGCTACCGTTGGACAGCCTGGCGTAGTCGCCGGAACCACGGCGGTAACCAGGGTAAAAGTCCTTGTGAGCCCTGACGCCGTGTATGAGGACGTAGACGACACCAATGCCCGGAACCTGGGGGTTACTCTGGATATCTCCGGGGCTACCGGAGCAATGGCATTGGCAGCCGACTCAAACAGCGACGTTCGGGTCATTGGCCGGAAGGAACAGAACGCCGATCCGACCCGGTTTATGATCGTTCAAGCCGAACACATCTACTTTTAGGTAGTTAACAAGGGTCATTCGTTCATAGGGAGAATTGAAAAATGGTACTTTCAGCAGGGAGCTTTGCAGACCTATTAGAGCCGGGCCTCCGGGTCTGGTTCTTTGAGGAACTGGGGCGACCGGACCCACTTATGGAGATGTTGTTCGGTCAATCCGTTTCCACCAAGTTTACCGAGCATTACCAGGGCATGGGGGCCATCGGCCTGGTGCCGCCCTGGAATGGCACAGTCCCTTACGAGGACTTTGACGCCGGTTACCGGGTGGACATTCGTAACTACCAGTTTGCCAAGGGTATGCAAGTCGAGCGGGAACTGGTGGATGACGATCAATACAACGCCATAGAGACCAGGGCTCGTAACCTCGGCCTGGCCTTCGCAAACACCATTGAGACCGACGCGGCCAACGTCTTTATCAATGGCTTTACCGATGCAGGGACCAACCGGATGGGCGCGTCCACGGACGGTGCTGATGCTGTGGGACTGTTGTCCACAGCCCACCCACAGAGTCCGGTTAACACTGGGAACACTCAATCCAACGAAGGAACCCTGGCGTTGAGTCTCCCCAACTTGGATACTACCCGCCAGCTTATGCGGAACTACACCGATGACAAGGGCGAACTGGTGGGGGTAAACCCCGATATGTTGCTGGTACCCTCCGAACTGGAGCGCACAGCTACCCAGATCGTGAATGAGCGGGCCCTGTACGAACCGGGGTCGGCCCAGTTCGACGTTAATATGTTCGCTGGTCGCATCCGCCCTGTGGTCTGGAACAGGCTTACCGACGCCAACGCCTGGTTCCTGATCGACAGCCGGAAGATGAAACAGATGCTCAAATTCCAGTGGCGGGTCCGCCCGGAGTTCAACCAGGAAAAGAACTTCGACTCCATGCTGTCCAAGTTCGTGGGATACATGCGGTATGGCATCGGCTGGACCGATTGGCGCTGGATTCACGGCCAGAACCCATCCTAAGTAACACAGGGCTAGGGGCCGGGTAGTTCCGGCCTGAGACCCAAGGGAGGAAATCAAATGCGTAAACTAAGACAGGCCCACCGGGTTAACCTGGCACTGGCTGTCTTGGTCGCCGTCCTTACTGTGTTGGTTGGGGTGGGGGCCATGATTCGCCAAGAATACCAGGTCCAGAGGGCCAAGGCCCAGACCTGGAGACGTTTGGGGCACTGGGCGCTGCTACCCGTGGCCGGTGGACAAACCAATTACCCCCAGGGCATCCGTAGCAGGGGGGTTCCCGTCGGCGGTGGAAACTTACCAGTGACAGGCGGGGACGTTATCCATCTTGATTCCGGTCACACTAACGCTAACGACGGCAACGATGGGACCGACCCGCGGTTTCCCATGGCGACACTCGACGCGGCCATAGGTCGATGTACGGCGAACAACGGCGACATTATCCTGGGATACCCTGGCCATGTGGATTCTATCGGCGACGCACAGATTGACGCAGACGTAGCCGGTATTAGCATCATAGGCATGGGGAACGGACCAGATCGGCCCCGGATAGATTATGACCACGCCAACGCCAGCCTGGATATCGGTGCCAACGGAGTGATGGTCCGTAACTGGACTTTTCGCCCCTCGGTTACTGCCGTCTTGATTGGCATTGACATAGAGGCGACCGTTACCCACACTCGGCTAGAGGACTTAGAGTTTCTACCTGGGGAAGCGGGCGACGGAACCGACGAATTCGTAACCGGCATCGAATTAAAAGCGACCTGCACCGGGACGAAGATAATCGGCTTAGAATATTATCATCATGCCTCCGCTGCTGGTGCGGAACAGGCCGTCCACGTCAACGGGATAAGCGACCGGGTTTATATCGGTCACTTCTGGATTGAGATTACCGGAGCGGCTGCCGTAGCGGGTATCTTATTCACCGGTGTCTCTACCCGGTCCCTAATCGAGGAAGGCGTAATAACGTCCGATGCGGAACCAGGCATACAGGGCGACGGCGCCAACACCGGCATAATTCGGAATGTAACCATCTTCTCGGACTTGGCGACTATCGACGCCGCTACCGTACAGACAGGGATGGCGCACGATAACGTCAATTACATTGAAGTTGGAAACGAAGCCGAAACCCAAGTCAAGACCCCGTCGGTCGACGACTAAGGGGGATAACCGATGGCCTTTGAAAAGACGCGGGAATCCCGTCGGTACTACAAAACGTCCGGGGAGCGATTCCCGGACCAGGTACCGCTACCCAAGGCGAATACTGGACCGGGCCTCGTGGGGGCTGTGGTCTACCCTTCCATCCAAACAGGGTCGATCTGTACTATCGTGGGGCCTACGCCAGATCGTGGGGACAGGTTTATCTACGACGCTGATGAAAAGGTCTGGCTGGAAATGGAAGGCGTCGAGGATACCAACGAACGACTGGAGGAAGTCTGCCAGCTATTAACGGACTTACTCAGGGACCAGAATGAAATTCGCCGGGCCATCGTGGCCGTGGCAAACAGCGACGATCTGTTCCCCGATGGGGAGCGATTCAACCCGACCGATGATGAATAGTTCGGCGGGTAACAGGAGCGTGAACAGACATGGCTAGAATCATCATTGAAGGACTGGACGCCGACGTACTAGAAGGGCGGGCGCTACGCACTACCGCAGGTGATGCCAAGGCAGCGAACGGTAACTACTTTTCCCAGATGGTTACGCCGTTGGGGTTGGCTATCCCGATCTATACAGCCACCGCCATCGTCGGCGGGCTGCCGATCTGGAACCCTGCGGACTCCGGCGTAATCGTCCGGCTAGTTCGGTTCACCACCAACCGGGTAAGCGGTACGGCAGCCGTAAACTCGTTCAACCTTATGGCCCGGACCCAAATGGGCTCTAACGTAGCCACCGCCCATGAAATCACCGCTTTTGCGGAGACAAAGCCCATCAGCGGTCGTCTAAGCGAAATCAACGCCCTGGCTGGTCGTGGCGGCGGAGCCGCTACCCAGGTAAGGTCCTCTAACGCCGGGACTGTGACCATCGTCGCCGGGGTAGCGGAAGAGGCCGTCCGGGGGCTGGGTGGGTCCGGTGTTGAAGCTGACGCCACCGCCAACGGTATCAGCCGTATTGACCATCTGTTCCATGGGTCGGTCGACGTATATCCCGGTACTATGGTCTGGGTCGCTGGGCGCCTAGCTTCCGTTGCGCTCTATAACTCTTGCATCGAGTGGGAAGAAGTCCCGGTCTAACCCACCCTGCGACCAACAGGTAGTAGCAATCAGGCCCCCAGCTAACCCCTGGGGGCCGTTTAGCAGAGGGCAAGATGGGAAGATTAGAGACTAGGAAAATTAAGGTAACTGGGGCGGGGTCTGCCGGCTCCGCCACTGGGTCCGCTGTTGAGACGGTCCCGCCCTGTTATTTCATAGGGGTGTACGTTGACTTTACCAGTGCCCCCTCCACCACCGACACGACCATCAAGGCGTTGGCTAACAGCGACGTGGGGGAACAGACCATCGTGGTCCTAACCAACAACAATACAGACGGATGGCAATACCCCCGGCGCCAGGTAGAAGATAATGCTGGGGCAGCGGTGACCGGGGCCTATGACAAGTTCTTTGTCCCTGGGGCCGTTGAGGTAAGCATAGCCCAGGGCGATGCAGTTACCGATGAGGTAATCGCCTACGTCGTCATTGAGGTACCGTAATGGCTATTGGAGCGTCTACATACGACGATACTTCGACCACCGACCGGAACCGGTGCCGCCGATACATGGGGGACACCAGAGTAGGTACCGACGTGGCGCTGTTTAGTGACGCTGAGTGGGACGACTTCCTAGTTACCGAGGTCACCATCAACAAGGCCATAGCGTTGGCTTGTGAGACTATGGCTAACCGGGCCGCCGAGGACTTCGACTTTAGCGCCGACGGGTCCAATTTTCGCCGATCAGCCCGGTATGAACACTGGATGAAACAAGCGTCCAGGTGGCGGCGGAAGTCGCTCCCGTCTGTGGTGGTCATGCCCACGCCGGTGGACGGGTTCTCTCAGAACACCGACGCCGACGCTGTGACAGCCACACAGCAGGACGAAACGTGGCCGTTCCTCCAGTAGCCCACCAGCTATCCGAGTTGAGGGTCCTGACAGATGGGCGAGTTGCCTGGGTCTGCCGCCTTGGCTGTCCAGGCTGTGCGGTGGCCAGCCCCCCTCCAGAGCCCCCGACATTCCTGCGCTTAGGGAGAAACTAGAATGCTTGACGGACGGCAGCTATCCCTAATCCGAGAGACGGTCGAGGCCAGTCTGGATATAACGGTCGATCTGTTGACGCCGAACGCTATTAGCGATGGCAGGGGCGGGATGGATCGGTCCTTCACAATCAGCCACGCGGGGATCAGGGCCCGGATAGCGGAGCGTACCGGCAAGGAAGCCCCGTTCATGGGCCGGGAGGACGTGATCGCTGAATACGTGTTGACCGTGGCCCACGATCAGGACGTAGATGAGACGGCCAGGGTCGACCACAACGGCCAGCTATACGAGGTTGTATTCGTCAACACCGACAAGTCCTATGGGACGGCCCGCAGATGCCTAATACACCGGCTATAGGCCCCTGGCTGTTATGCGGGACCTGTGGCAGCAAAGTAGGGCGGGGTGACCTAACCGGTCTCAAAGGATGGCTAGAACTCCAATGCCGTCAATCCAAATGCAAAGCCTTAACGGTATTTGCACCCCCCAAGCCTAACTACGTCCCGGACGGTCGGGGCGGGGTGATGATTGACAGCCACTAGAGGCCGGGTGGTATGCTGGTCAGGTATCGTTTGGCGGAGGGCCGGGACTCCCCCTCCAGAGAACCGGCCCGGCCCCTTCCCATAATAGTCCCCTGGTGGCCCTGAGAGGCCCGTTGGGGCGGTCCTACAACCGAAGGTAACAGAGGCCCAAAGAGGCCCGGAGACGCGCTGTATGGCGTTCTCCGGGCTTTTTGTTTGGGGGTAAGATGGCTGACTACCCACCCAATACGATCATCATTTCGGGCGAACAAGGGATCAACGAATTGT